GTAGTTCTTGCTTAATGTTTCTTTGATTGCTGCACAGTCAACACAGTCGGTTACACCCTGCAAAAGCTCTCGCCGCTTCTTCGGTATTTCAGCCCCACATTCAACACATTCATGGGCTGATACCCCCTCAAACTTCTTAATCCGAGACAAGGACACCTCAAGGTGTGCTTGAGAAAGAGCAGCGGCTCTGTCTAACGGGTCAGCACTGCAGTCAGTCATTCGTAATATGTCCATTAGTTCTTTTGTGGGTCTGTACATTTGTTTAATTGTCCAAACTCACAACTGTTAATTGCTCAGGTGACAAAAACACCCTACACCCCGTGATGAAGTCAACTAGGACATCACCACCCACAACCCTGCGCACATAGCCGCACCATCCGACGAACAGCCCAGAATCAACCTGAACGAAACTACCGATTTGCACGTAACATCCCCGTTAATTCAGCGATTCTACGGCGGCGGCCATGATGGCCAGTTCCAGTTGTAACCGCTTGAAGCTCACATACAGCGGCCTCAGCCAAATCGACCAGCTCATCGATATAAACCCCGGTTAATTCTTTGCTGTCATGCTCGTCATACTTGCCATCTTGAGCAGGAGCAGAGGCATTAAGAACCTGAGAAAACTCAAGGGTAAGTCGAGACAAATTAGCAACAGATGAAGTTCCAGAAACGGAAGGGAGAGGGATGTCCATTACCCCAGCGATTGCCAGAAGTTCCTGGCGGCATGGTTGGCGGTATTTTTCTGGAAGACACGCTATCCACGCCCACTTCCACGCCAAAGGGAATTTTTGCGTACCACGAATAACACGGCCAACTTGAACCCCTTTTGCCCTTTTCCAGTTTTCATACTCAACTGCAGTTGCCGCCTGAACTGCCTCGTCCAAACCTAAATCCCAAAGCAATGGAACCAGCAACTCAGACGCAAAACGATCCGCGCTCCAAGAGGTTTCAGAAAACCACAACTGCGTGTAGTGAATAACCACCTGGTCTTCTGTTTTAGTCGGTACTGGTATGGGCATTTTCCGCTCCTTGGTGTTGCACATGCGACATTGTCTAAACCAGTAGTTTTTATCAAAAAAGATAATAAAAGTAAATGCAAATTTTGCAATCATGATTTTGCGATATTGTCAAATATGAAGGAAAATAAGAGGATGATAGAAATAGATATTGGCCCGGTATTAAAGCGCATCCGTTATGAGCGAGGGCTAACGCTACAAAAGCTGTCACGGCTTACGGATGACAAAGTGCTACCAAGCAACATTTCCCGCATCGAGAGTGCGGGCGCTGGCGCTACGCTTAAAACCTTGACCACCTTGGCGAATGCGCTGGGGACTTCTCCTTCTGACATTCTTCGTGAAGCTGAGGGCGGTGATAAGGTGATCACCAAGCCGCAGCAAGTCCTTTATGTACCTGTTTTGTCTTGGGTTCAGGCTGGCACCTGGACTGAATCACCAGAGCAGCCTGCCGATGGTGATTATGATGAATGGGTAGAGGCACCAAGAGGCGCATCCAGGAAGGCTTTCGGCCTTCGAGTTCAAGGGGATAGTATGCAAGCCCCTATCGGCAAGTCGTTCCCGGAAGGATGCTGCATAGTTGTTGACCCAACCAAACAAGCAGATAACCGCTCGTTTGTTGTTGCTCGCCTGGCAGACACAGGAGAGCACACGTTCAAGCAGCTGATCATTGACGGACCGCACCAATATCTAAAGCCGCTAAACCCAAGTTACCGAACCATAGAAGTGAACAGCGAAGTACACGTCTGCGGGGTGGTTTTGGCATGGGGTGAAGGGTACACGGTGAACGGTATTTAGGCCGTTGTGTTTATGATAGGGTTATAATTTGAGATTTTGATAAAAACGAAGTAAAGTTAAGGGCGCTGTCTATGGTAGACTTGCGTCCAACGGCTAAAGGAAGGAATTTTGAAGAAATGACTTCTTTCGGACGAAAAAAAAGCCAGGTTGGCATCCCGGCTTTGTTTTCTGTCTGATTTATGTTTCAAGGTTCATTGCCCCAGCTACTGGAGTGGCATCCGGTAGAAAAGAAACAAACCAATAAACCATACACTCGAATTTGTGTTTATTAGTTTAGGGGCCGAACCCTTGGAACGCAAGCAATAGACAACAAATGTGTTTTTGTGTGTCTGTACATTTGTACAATTGTGTTTCTGGAGATATAACAACATGCAGGATATGCATGGGCGAAACCCCCTAACTTATCAAGAGGTACAAGAGTGCCTCAGCTTCATTTCACCGGACCAGGACTATGATACCTGGGCGCGTGTCGGTCGTGCGCTGCATTCCGAATTCGGAAAAGACGGCTTCACCCTATTTGATAACTGGTCAAGTGGCGGTTCTAACTACAAAGAAAAAGCCGTTCGTGAGCAGTGGAAATCATTCCGCACTACAGACCGAGTCACTATCGGTACCGTAATTTATCTGGCAAAGGAAGGCGGATGGTCTCCAGTCCGTGATGCAAGCCAAGATTTAGATCCAGAAGTTAAAAAAGCACAAGAACAAGAGCGCCAGCGCCGCGCAGCTGAGGCAAAAGCTCGCCAGGAAGCGGAAGCCAATGCCAGAGCAAAAGGGCTGAATGATATTCACGCCCAATTCAAAAAACTGCCTCGCCTAAAATCTCCGTCTGGCTACATGCGACGAAAACAAATACCGAATGCCGGTCAGATAATTGAGTTAAAAAAAGGTCGGGACGGCGGCGGTGATTATGTTGCTTGGGGACTCTATGACTGTGAAGGCCGCTTTTGCGGCTTTGAACGTATTTATGATGGACTAAACGAGCACGGCAAATCTGACAAGAAAGTACGCCGCTATTCTATGCCAGCGCAAGGTTTTGCTGTCCTTGGAAAACTGGATGAAGCCTCCCGCGCTTTCGTTGTTGGTGGCCTTGCCGATGGTATTTCTGTACACCAGTCAACTGGTGAGTGCGTGATCGTTGTTGTTGGTGAAAACAACATCCCTAAAATTATTGCACAACTGCAAGCCTACCATCCTGCAGTTGAATTCATTTCTGCACCGGATAACGATGAAGCAGGTCTTCACGCAGCGAAAGGCTCAGGTACCCGCTGGGTTGTACCGATGCAGAACGGCGACGACTGGAACGACGTTTTCTGCAAATTTGGACCAGAACAGGTCCACGTACAGCTTAACGCCATCAAAGGTTTCGTTTTTAACCACATTGAACAAGAAAAGCTGAACATCAACCTGGTCGAAGGTACTCTGAACCTGATTAAATCAGCTAAAGAAACCGGAAAAACGTACAGCTCCGCTCAATGGGTTAAGTCTCGCCAAGACCTGAAAGTGCTAATCGTTAGCTACCGTGTTTCACTATTAACAAGCCTAGCCAAGCAATTCGATGCGCAGTTCTACCAAGACCTTATTATTGCAGGTACTGACAACAGCTATCTAAAAGGTGCCAACCGCTTGGTCATTACTCCTGATAGCCTATGGCGTATTGCTGGTACTCGTTGGGATGTGGTTTTTGTGGATGAAGCAGAACAAACATTGCAGCATTTCTTGTCGTCTACGATGAAACACAAAACTTTTAACCTGGACGTATTTTCTGACGTTCTCAGAACGTCATGTACACAAATCGTGGCAGATGCTGACCTGTCTGATTTGACCACTGACTTCATGGAGAGGATCAACCTTCACAGTGGTTTTTATCACATCAACCACCATAAACCGAGAACCGGTTCAACTCTTTACGTTTATGATGATATTTCACACCTGGAGCAACAGGCCATGCGATGGTTTGCTGAGGGAGCGAACCAGTTTATCTGCTCAAACTCTAAGAAGCGTATCGACAACCTGGCTCGCCAGCTGGACAAAGCAGGATGGAAGTGGGGCAAAGAATACGCGCACGTCAGCAGTGATAACAGCCAAACCAATGAAGTGCAAAGCCTAATAGAAAACATCAATAACCGTGCACCAGAGCTTCGCGGCCTACTTGGTACGCCTTCAATCGGCACAGGGCTTTCCATTGACCAACATAATTTTGGTAAAACCATTGGCATGTTTGGCCACGAAACTGGCACAGCAGAACAAGCCCACCAGCAACTGGCCAGGGCTCGTGGTGTAACTGACTATCACGTTTGGGTAGATCCAACAGAACAAAATTTTTATACCGACCCGGATGTCCTAGAACGCCTCCTACTCAGTGAACCAGATATGGAGACTTGCGAGTTCCTTGGGATGGATAACGGAAAGGTCTGTATTAAGCATGAGTTATTCGAGTGGCTATTCTGCCGTGTTAAAGCGTTTTTAAACTTAAACAAAAACCAGTACCGCCAGCGATTCATCAGCCAGGCAAAAGCAGAAGGCTACAAGGTTGTCCATGTGGCAAAAAATGAACTGCTTTCCGAGATTGGCAAAAATTGTGCGGATGCTATCCGTGAACAGCTCCTCGAGGAGCTTAAAGAAGACATAGACAGCCAACCGGTTCTTACTGAGGACCAATTCCAAGCGGCAATGCATGGTGAAGGCGACTACCCAGAAACGGCGATTGCAAAAACTCAGGTATTTAAAGACTTAAACCTGGCTGAATATGACGGAGACGACTCCGAAGAACTCCTTAATGATCTGACATTCGGTGAAGTCACAGAGGGCACAGTAAGCTCTATCAAAAAGCTGTCTATTTCCGCGCTATCCATGGACGCAGCCAAGCAGCTCGACGTTAGAAACCGAAAATTTGCCACCAGCCGTGTTGACCTAAAACACTACAGTAAGCGCAAGCAACATCAGTCTAAAATTTTAGCTGCCGCCGGTCTTGATGACGACTTGAACTACAACGGAAGGGAGTGGACAAGCAAAGAAGCAAATGCACTCCGCAAATGGCTCCTGCGCAACCGTGAGGCGCTGTTTAAGTACAGTGGCATCACTGTAACCTTTAACGCGCTAAAAAGCCCTGTGCGCTGGTTTAACGACTTCCTGCGTAGTCGTGGCTTATCTGTCACTTCAAAGCAGGTAAGAGACGGCAATGATCGCGTATGGGTTTACAGCCTTGATGAAGGACAACTTGAATTTGTACGCAAACTAGCGCTTCTTCGTAACAAAGGTATCGAACAGCACCTGCAGGAAGCAGAAGACGAAGCATGGGCACCACGGATGCCTGCATCGGCACCTGCTGAACAAAATACCGGCGATTTTGTCACACCTGGCACAGCTGATTTATCTAATATCACCGCACCTTATGTGACAGAGGAAACCAACCACGAGGCCCCGGCAGACGTAGCATTTGAGCCCCTGGCGACCTCAGATTTGGGTACCGAAATTTGCGACCGCATTACCGCCGAAGATTGGGTGGAAATGGCGGCTGAATCCGTAGGTGTTTCGCTTGAATTTGCCTACGCGCACCTCAGCCATGACGATATGAGAGACCTAGAAACTGGTTATTTGTCCTTTGATGTACTCGAATCCTACCTCGGCCTCGGCGCCGGCGGACTTGCGAAATACACATGGAAGTATTTTCCTGAAGCACACACGAAAGTCGTCGAGAT